CGCAGATCAATATTTACATAATTTACCAAAACTTGACCGGCAGCAACAAGCGTTTGTACATAGTTACGCTAATTTACATAACGTTGGCGCTGCGGCTAACGCTGCGGGGATAACACGCGCAACGGCGTTACGGTGGATGAAGACAGATGCTGTAGCGGGTAACTTAGATTTCTATGAGAACGAGGCGTTAATAGAACATAAGGTGTCGAGAGATAAGTTAACGGCGATGCTGTTCGAGGCGCATCGTAAGTCGGCAACTTCAACTGAAGAGGTAGCCGCTATCCGTGAGCTAGGTAAGATGCACGGTGTGTACGAACCCGAGAAGACAGTGACAGTATCAGCTAACTATACTAAAATAGAGCAGATGGAAGAACTGTCGGATGATGAGTTAATAGCTATTATTAATGGAGCGTAGGCGAGCCAATGTTATGCCAGATTTGAAGTAATATGTCCCTGTGTCAAACTACAGACTGCGGTAAGCAGACAGACAACGACCCGGCAGTATGCGATAGATGCCTCAGTAAAGATCGGGTCAAATCGATACAAGAGCAGGAGTTAGCGAGGAGAGCATTAGCACGTAGGAGGTTGCTACCGTTTGTACAGCGGATGCAGACCGACTATGATGCAGGGTGGTTCCACAAAGATCTCTGCCATAAGCTTGAACAGTTCGCACAAGATGTAATTGACAAGAAATCACCACGACTAATGATTATGGCTCCCCCGCGCCATGGAAAGAGCAGACTAGCATCGGTTATGTTCCCTGCTTGGTTCTTAGGTAACCATCCAGCGATGGAGATTATTATGTCTTCGTACTCAGCTGACTTAGCTATGGATATGTCTAAAGATGTACGAACTATCCTTAGGGAGCAGAGTTATAAGACCGTATTCAAAGAAAGTAAGTTGGATCCAGATTCCCAGTCGGTAGCGAAGTGGAAGACAACAGAGAGCGGGGCGTTCACCGCAGCGGGTGTTGGTGGACCGCTTACTGGTCGTGGTGCTCACGTTATGATCGTGGACGATCCGATTAAGAACTTTGAGGATGCGAATAGTACAACTAACCGTGAGATGGCGTGGAACTGGTGGAACACTACAGCTTATACTCGTTTAGCTCCGGGAGCAGGGTGTTTGCTTATTATGACCCGCTGGCATCACGATGATCTGTTCGGGAGACTGTTAGAGCAGGAGGCAGAGGCTAAGAAGTTAGGGATACCTACTCAGAAATGGGATGTTGTTATGTATCCTGCTATCGCTACGGAGGACGAGAAGTACCGTAAGTCGGGTGAAGCGTTGCATCCAGAAAGGTACCCGTTAGATCAGTTGAACATGATTAAGAATGCTCCGGGTAATGAGCGGAACTGGGCCTCGTTGTATCAGCAGACCCCTACGTTAGATGAGGGTGCCTATTTTAAAAAGGAGTTCTTTAAGTACTGGCAGACATCGTCAGATAGTGAGTCTCCAGATAAAGTTAAACCGGATAATCTGAATGTGTACGCAACTTGGGATTTAGCGTTGGGGCAGAAAGAGACTAACGATTATACAGCGAGCGTTGTGTTTGGGCTGGATCAGAATGAAAATATTTATGTATTAGATATAGTTCGTGAGCGTATGGACGCTATGGAGATCGTGGAGAAAATCATCGATCAGTACGAGCAGTGGAAACCGATAGCTACGGGTATAGAGCGCACGCATATGCAGATGGCGCTAGGACCGTTTCTCAATAAACGTATCCGCGAACGTAAAGCGTACTCGTTATATATCCACGAGCAGTTACCGGGACGACGGGATAAAGAGTTAAGGGCGCGATCCATTCAGGGACGTATTCAGCAGGGGAAAGTGTTCTTCCCAAGACACGCGCCATGGCTACATACGCTCACGACTGAGATGTTGCAGTTCCCAGCTGGTACTCACGATGACCTATGTGACTGTTTAGCATATGCGGGTCTTTTACTCGAAGAACTCAGTGCCCCAGAAAAAAGGATTGACAAACCAGTAGTTTCGTGGAAAGATAAGCTTAATAGATATTCAAGTTCATTTGGTGGACGTAAATCAGCGATGACTGCATAGGAGATATAGAATG